TGTATTTGTACCTGTATACCAATTACCCATAGGTAATTTAGCATTGTTTTGACCGTAGTTATAAACTACATATCTATTATTAAAATCAGATCCAGATGTTGGGTACCACCAAACAACTTCTGTAAATAGATTATTAATACCTGCATTTATTTGTTGGCCTTTTGTAGTATCTGCATCGTCATAAACAAAGTCTTCAACAGAACAAGGTAAAGTATTTACCGTACCATCAAAAGAAAAGAATCCATTATTACCCATCCAATAAGCAACACCATCAATTTCTATTGCTGCGTTCTTACCAATCAATCCACAGTTCGTACCCACTTGTTCAAATCCAAATGTAAAAGGAGCTCCAACAAACTTCATTGTATACAAAGCATTGTCAGTCCATATTAGAATATTTTCTTTTGCAACTAGACCACCCATAATTTTTGTACCATCTTGTAGTCTTTGAGTACCAGCAGTGTTAGTTGCTTGTGGTGTATATTTATTTATATTTTCATCTTCAGAGAATCTTATAAACATATCATCTTGAGTGGATGGTGTACCAATGGTTACTTCTGTTCCAAGATGAATTAAGTGACGTGTTGTTGGTGATATAAGTGTAACTCTTGTTGCAGTAGGGTTACCACTATCTGTTGCTGCATCTATTTTTGTTTCAAATCCAGATGTTAACATAGATGCTCTTGTTGTAAGTCTTGCTGTAATTCCTGCGTTCCAAGTAAAAGTTTTACCGTTAGCTACTGTTGCAACTAACACTTCACCAAAATTACTTAATGACCAAAGACCTGGTTCTAGTGTTACGGAAGATGCTTCTACTGCACTACCAAAACCTGAAAAGTTAGTAGCATTAGTAACTACAGCACCATCACTATGTGCTTGTCCATTTGATGTACCAAATGTTGCTGTTCCTAATGCACCTCTAGTTATACCTGTTAATTCATTACCGGCTATATTTGTATAAGTTATTAATTCATTACCTACAGCTATTGTTCCTGCTGTCGGAAAACCAGTTGTAGATGTTAATCTAATTTGTGTTGCTGATCCATTATTACCATTTGTATCCGCGCTCAACGCTCCGTCTAAATCGTTTTGTAAAGCACCTGTAATTGTACCACCATAATTTCCAACACCAAAACCATAGCCATATGTTTGTGCTGCTGGACCTACTGTTTCATAAACTTTAACAGTCATACTTCCACCTGTTGATACAACGGCACTTGCTTGATTTAAAGAATCAATTGTAAAAGTTGTAGGAGTAGGTACTGTTAATACCTGAAATAATTTATCTTCAAAGTCACTTGCACTTAATCCTGTACCACTTGGTAAAGTAACAGATGATAATTCTACAATATCTCCAACAGCTAAATCGTGATCACTTGTAGTTGTAATTGTACAAGTTTTAGCTGATGTGCTATTTGTTGCTAATGTTGAGCTAGTCAAAGTATCTACAACTCCAGCATTACTACATCTAAAAGGTGTAATATCAAAAAGCTGTCCTTCAAAATATAAAAGTAAAAATTTATCTGTACCAAGGGCCACATATCTATTACCTTCAGTGTCCACAAAAGCGTGTTGTTTTCTAGCTACACCTACAATAGAATCGTTAAGTAATGATTGCCAACCACCTACTTTTTCTGGTAAGCCATATCTAAATCTAACATTATCAGAATCAACCCATCTACCTTCTGCACCAACACTTGTATCTTGTTTGTCAATTCCTGGAGCAAACTTAATTTGAGTAAGCATTTTTTACTCCTATGATGTACTATTGGTTTTTATTTGCCAGCCTTTTGTAGCAGTTGTAAAAATTAATGTTACACATTGATTGTTAGCAGTTAAATCTAAATCAGATGCAGAACCTTGAATATTAGATCCACCTCTTCCAACAATACATTTGTTAGTTCCAAAACCATTAGATGCAGATACATCCATAATTGTTACTTCATCTCCTTGAGATGGTGAAGCAGGCAATGTTATTGTTACAATATTTGCAACTGTGTCTACACCAATTTGATCACCAGCTACTGCTGTGTATGCAGTTTTGCTAGCTGCTGTTACTTCTGTAAAACCTTTTTCCATCATTGATAAAGTTGTAGCTGGAACGCTACCTCTAGAATAAACTAAAACTTTTGCACCTTCAGGAAGAGGTACTTGAGTTCCTGCACTTTGACCTTTTGTTAACAAAGTTACAGTATAACTATCTCCAGCTCCACCTCTAGTAGTTCCATCTTCTACAAAAAATATTCTGTTAGCATTACCACCTGTTGTTGATGCAGGCATAGTTAAACTAGCATTACCAGATAAAGTACCTATAACTTTTATGTAAAGGTTTTTACCATTAGCTGTTGCGTCTCCATCAGCTAAACTTAACTCAACATCTCCAGAACTTAAAGTTACTTCTACATAACCTGATGCCGCTGTTTGTAATAATTGTAAATTAGTATTTGTGATTGCTCCCCATAGACCAGCTTTTTCTCCTGTAGCTACGAGTTCTAATGATAAATCTGTTGAAAATGTTGATGCCATATTAGTACGGTTTTATTGGTGTCCAAACCATTGTTGCTCCTGGTATTATATCGTTCCACGTAATAACTCCTGGTTCTACTGTATCTAGTGTTAGACCTGAACCTGTAGGACTTACATTTGCGTCAGCAGTTATTGTAACATTTCCAGTAGCCAAGGTCA